TACAGTTCGTAATCCGTCGAAGCGATCAGCGTGTCAGTACCGAACGACCGTTCGGAATCCTGATACAACTGCAACGATGCTATCGGTGGATGATTCAGATATAGCGTATACGACCCGTCGGTATCGTAGTATTCGGTCTGTGTTCGCGCTTTGATTTCCCGGTCGCACAGGCTGTTCATCAGCCACGATACTTGATTGATGTAATCGATGAGCAGGTTATCGAGTTCCGTGTCTTCGTTCTCGCCCGATATGGTTGTGTCGAATGTGAACCCGACATCCCCATCGCTCGGCGCGGTAGCCTCACCAACGCTGTCATTCTCCACCGTCACCACCGAACCCGTTACCGATGCGGTCATACCATCGACAGCCGTGATCGCCGAAGCGGTCGCGCTGCCTATCTCCTGCGGTGACGAACTCGCCGGTACAGCAACCGAAAGCGCGGTACGATTCGATACACTCGGATCGCCACCGGCACCGGCTACGTTGTACCAAACGTAGTAGTCATCGACGATGCTCGACAGGTTGAAATACTCACCCGTTGATATACCCGCGCTGCACGTGATCTCGACAACCTGCGCTGCGCCTTCTTCGATTCCCAGATGTTCCTTCACCTGTGCAAGCGAAACGAGGTTGTTGTCGGTATCGAGCGCTGCGGTATAGGCTGCCATTATTTCGTCTTCACATCACCGGGATCGACCATCTTGTTCAACGGCGATTTGATCGTCTTCGGTGGATTGAGCCGACACGCGGGACATGGAATCTTTTTCCGAGCGATGATCTCACGTCCGCATTTCTCGCATTTCCATTTCATCGTTACACCTCAAAGGCGACCCCGAAGGGCCGCCCCGAAATCTTATTTGTTGATGTAGTTGACCGTAATGAAGTCAATACTACCCGCAGAACCCGCGACGTTGTTCCGGTGGAACACGAACATCGGTTTGCCCTTTGCGTTCGCGTAGAACAAGCCTCCGTCCACATCAGCGGTGTCCTGAGTGGATGCCGCCACATTCCAGCGTAGGTGACCTTCATCGGAATACTTACCGAAGAAGTACACCACGTTGCCCGCTGCCGCGCTGTCGTCCAGCGCAGTCGAAAGCGAGAAGGCCGATACGGTTCCGGTTGCCACCTTCGAGAAGTGACAGGTTCCGTCATCGACCATGATGCCGACGTAATCGCTCGATGCCAGTGTGTTCGATGCTACCGGCTCAGCAGCGAGTGCGAAGCCTGTGGTTGCACCGGAGGCTACCGCGCTTGAAAGCGTGGACTGCCCCAACGACTGCATGAAGTAGACATCCGTCGCTGTCGTTCCAGCGGTAAGCCCGAAGGCACGGATCGCGATACGCTTGCCCGATTGCGGCTGTATGCCCTGCACGATTGCAGTTGCAGCCGATTCGGTGTTGTAGCCATAAGAAGCTACGGAATCCAGATAGACGTTTGCGCCCATTGTTTTTCTCCCTCGCCCATTACCTTTCGGTCAGCAGTATTTCAGCTATCGGGCGATATTGGTTTATTCGGCAGCGGTACGAAGTGCTACGAAGCACGAAGGCAACGAAACCGCGAAGGCTTGTCGAGTTCGCACTCTGAGGAACACTTGTCCGCTTTCCATGTTCGATTGAGTCTGGTCGTAAATCCTGAACTCAAATCCTACTCGCTGCCCGTTGTAGATACGGCGGGGGTTGCCGAACAGCATGAAGCGGGTTGATACCGCATCGTCGTTCGGGTTGTCGGGAAGGCCGTCGGTCTCGGTGACGTTGTAGCCACGTACTCGGCGTGGTGCCGAATCCTGCGGCATACGCAGTCGGTAGTTTCCGTCGGCGTCTTTTTCCTCGGCGATGAAATCGAACACCGTCGGATGCATGAAGAACTCGCCGCCTGATCGTTTCCAGCGGGTATCGAGTTCCTTCACCATGTTGTGCATGTCGTCGATTGATACATCGTCGAACGAGGACGAACCGGCACCCATTGTGAGCAGGTTGATCCCGGTCGCGTTGATCGCGCCATAGGTCGAATCCTCAAGACAGAGTGAATCGAACTTCTTCCCCCACGCTTCGCCGAACATCGTCTGCACGGTGTTACCAACATCGATGAGGGTATCCTCGAAGAACTCTTCAACGATGGCGATGTAGGCCGCGTAGATTTCCGTGGTCAGCGTCATGCGGTTCAGCGTGAGCGTGTCCTCGGTCTTGTCGGTGTTCTGGTTCGTCACCTTCGTGAAGGTGAACTCGTCGGTCGAGGTGGGTAGATACGATGTGATACCCGGCACGGTTACCCGTGACACTTTGCTCATCATCGCTGATGCGTCCATCGATATTCGTTCCAGTTCGGAACGGTACTCGACGGGTACGGTATAGGAACCGTTGTACGATCCGACCGAATCGTCACCGGTGAGCGGTGAACTGGAAAGCCCCGCCTTCGTAGCGAGAACGTTTTCCTGCATCTTCTCGTCGGTTGATCCGTAGGATTTCCACCGGCCTTCGTCGTCCTGTATGGTGGAGACTTTGCAGTCCGCGCCGCCCACGTCCTTGACCTCTTGCGAACCGACAGCGCCGAGACGTTTCCGGGCAATCGCCGAACCGTGTCGCGCTTCCGATATCGCTTGGATGAACTGCCCCATCTTGTAGGCTTTCGCCTCTGGGGTGTTCTGCGTTTTCCACGAACCGACCGATGTGGTTGCCAGCGTGATCGATTTCAGACGTTCGTTGAGTGCGTCCATGGTAGCTACCATTTCGGCGAACTTCTCGTCTTTTTCTTTCTGCTCGGCTTCCTTCTCGGCAAGCGTCGCTTCGATCTCCGCTTGCTTTGCGGCGACGCCTTCCACGGTATCCGAATAGTCGGTCAGCGTGTTCGCAAGGTCTTCTTTGGTATCGATCTTTATCGGTGCCATTATGCACCTCCTGATAGTAAATCTTCGATGGTATCCGTTTCTGCATCTTCGTCGAATTCAAACCGCTGGTTTTCCGGTTCGTCAAACAAGTCGCTGGTTTCCCGACTTGTAGGATCGCTGGTTTCCCGATCCTCGGCAAATAGCAAGTCCAGATACGATTCTTCTGTATTCAAGTCTACGTCATCTATGGTCGGTTCGTCCAGTTTGGTGTAATCGGGGTTATCAAACGGCTCACCGACCATCGGGAGTTCGCTCAGGGCTTTCGGAGCATCACGCCGCACCGATGCGTTCACGTTCGATGGGATGTTGACGATGCTGAACTCGTACAGTTCTTGCTTGCGGTGTATCAGGTCGGCTTTCTCTTTGTCGTTGTCGGATATCTCCACCTGCAACGACCGGAACCCAACCGAGCCCTTCGTCAGAATGCCCTTTGCGACTTTATTGGCAAGCATCGCAGCGAACGGATCGTCCATGTCGAACTGAGGCTTCCCAAGCAACGCGCCCTCGGCTTTCGATTTGCGGATACCCTCCACCGTGCCGATAGCCGGGATGCTCGTGTCGTGCTGCCATAGCATGATCGGGTTTCCCTTGAAGTTCTTCACGTCCCATCCCTCGGGGTCGATCCGCTCGTTGTCGCGATCAACGCTGTAATCCGATAGCGTCCAATCGTAGCTCCCGTCCTCGGCTTTCGTCACCTCGGCTTCGGTATACACGATGATTTCATCGGTGACGTTGCCCTCGTCGTCGGTGTGGTCTTCAAACCACTTCCGGTAATCGTCCTCGGTCACCGCATGGAACTCAAACTTATCGCCGCTTTTCGTCTGTATCAGTTTCATATCATTCTCCCATCACCGGCAGCGATACGCACCGGCAATTGATTACGTTACCCGCTTCACCTGCGGGATCGTTCGGATACATCAACCCATTCGGGAACGGTTCGCCAATCAACACCGGTCCGTTCGCGTTGTTATATTCTTCTGTATGATTGTATGGGTGAGTACGCACCACGGCGTCTCGTGACGACAACCATTCGGTTTTCGTTACACCCACATCCATGAATCCCGCAATTCGGCTATCCTGCAACACGTTACCAATCTCGGTACGCGCTACCGTCGCCATCCGGTTCGATGCGAAGTTGAACTTCTCACGCAGCACGTCAGCGGTTTCCTTCTCCGACCAACCGTTGGTGATAGCGTCCTCGATGATCGACCCGACCTTGCCGTTGATGGTGGTCGTAATCTTCGACAACTCGTCCACGCGCCGCGCTACCATCTCAACCGCCTGTGTATCGAATATCGACCAACTCACCGCTATCGGGATATCGACCTCGCCGAACAGTTGCACCAACGCACCTTCGGCAAACGTCATCGCTTTGCGGAATTGCGGTTCGCTCATCTCGCGCAGCACCGCTGTCTGTTTATCCCAATAGGACGACTCGATTGCATCGAGTGCATCGCTCACGTCTTTGATATCGCTGAACATATAATCGATCCCATATCGCAATTGTTCAGTCACACCCTTTGCATCCAACGCTTCCAGCACGTGCTTCCGTATACCGTACACCCACGATTTGAGCTTCTTATCGTACTCGGCTTCCAGCACTTCCCATCCGTCGGTGAACGCTTTCCAGTGCGCGTCCTTGAACTCTTTGGTGTACGTCGGTGCTTTCTCGATGATCCGCGCACCGATAGCGAACTTCGGTTCCTCAACAGGAGGTGCCGCCAACATCGGCGGGATCGGTTTCGGTTCGTTGCGCTCGGCTTCCGTCTTAACGGGCGTCATCGCCATCGGCATATACGCAACGTCACCGCCATCATACGGTTCCATGTCCAGTTCTTCCCGCGCTTCGTTCGGTGTGAGCAATCCCGCCCGGATGTCCTCGCGTAGCCGCGTGTGTCGTTCCGTCTCGTCGATTTGTAACTCGGGTATCCCGCTGTTATCGAATCGGCCTTCAAGCGTCGGCGCAAACCGTCGGAAGTAGTCCGTGCGGAGTTTGTCCTGTATCAGCACCTGATCGGGCATCAGCGTTTCGTTCCAGAATACCTGCTTCTGGAATTTCGTATCCGGGCCGCTCAACGGGGCTTTGTCATCGGTAGCACCAACGAGGATTCCCGGTACACCGATACGCGCCAATATCGTTCCACGGTTCCAACGCTTCATCGTGTGGAACTCCATATCGGCAGCGGTCACGCTGATCGCCTGATATGTTACGCCCTGCCCCAGCACGTGCAGCCGGTTCTTACGTTCCGGGCCGCCATGCTCTTTCACCCATCGGTCGCGTATCTCGGTTGCTTCCTCTGCCGATACCCGCTGGTCGGAGGTCAGCACACCATCGGGAATCGAGCCGTTCATAATCATCGACAGGTTCGACTTGTTCGATACGCTGTCCATCGACATTTCCATATCGAGCACCGACAGCGGTGATACGCCACGGAACGCGTTCCACTTATTCCAGTATGCGAAATGCACCACCTGATCGACGGTGAACGGTATGTCCTGTTTATCGCCCTTGAATACCCACTGCGTGATGTCGCCGTTCCGGTCGGTGCGGTGTTCCATCTTGTTTGCGGGGAATACGTAGATTTCTTTCGGATGTCCCATGATACGCGGAGCGAACGGGTCGTATACCCAGAACGCCTCACCGGCAATCTTCAACCACGATTCGGTTGCTCGGAATAATTGGTGCGATGACATGAACGGATTGACGTCTCGGAACAGATCGTAGTCCGCACCCGACTCCACCACCGTATCGCCGTTGTACAGCGTGAACGGTGCACGGGCGAAGTTACGACCGCAGTAGTCAACGCCAATCGCAACCCACGCGTGCTGACGCATCGGGTCACCGACTCTATACCCGCCGGCTGTGTCTTCCTGATGTGCGATGTTGAGGTGGCGTACCCACCAATTGACGTCGTACTTCCGCAGATATGACGAAACGGACGTTGCCGCCCGCTGTACGATTCCCGATGCTGCCCGTCTAAATAATGATGAAACTCCCATGGTCAAGCTCCATTGCCATATAGCGGAGTGCGTCCATCGCATGATCCGCTTCTTTCATCGGTGCTTCCTTCGAGTTGCCGCCGGTCCGTGCATTCGGTGCCCAGCGGTATATGCCGATTTCTTTGATGAGATTCACACACGACGGATGAACGAATAAACGTGGCTTTCCATCCGGTTGGATTTCCAGCCGCGACTTTACTTTCTGAATTCCAATTGTAACGTCTTTTTGAGCACGTGATGTTGGTACTCCCGAGGCCGCCATTTCTGCGTTGTCCTGCGCGTCCCAATCGGCGCAGGTAAACCGGTACTTTGCATCCTCATAGCCGAGTATAGTCTCAGCGTGTTCTTTTATCAACCGACGCCGTTCGTAGTACTCGTGGTAGATGTAAAGCCGCCCGTCCTCGTCCCGTGCGCCCCACAGACAAACGAACGGATTGGTGTACCCGTAGTCTATCGC